ATCAACCTACCAAAGAAGAAACTATTTCCTGTGATCAAAATCCTAACGTGTAAAGTCGAGCGCAAACGCTTATAATGAGTAATCCTATTTATAATCCTCGGTTCATTAAAGAAAAGAGACCAAGGATCAATAGTCCGAGCAAAAGGACCAACATTTTGATCCCAAACAAATCGATCGATAATAATGGGGCGAGCCATAAATTCAGCCAAAGGCAAATTATCAGCCCCACCACCTACAGCAGAAGACATATCAGATATGACCTCATACCGCGTAGCGGGATTACCATCATCAATTTGAACGTTCTGGGAAAGCAATGTAGCATCGGCATTCGACATAGTGGTTTCAGGTCGACCAGATTGAGGTTCAAGTGGAGCAGTATCAGCATCTGCAAATTGCGAGTCATCCGACTCTAGGGCGTTTGAGTTCTGCCTTCGAACACAAGAAGAAAATTTATTATGAAAGTAATTGCCAAGTCTTCAGAGTATTCCGGTAGCAGCAACTTAAATGCTACCAGACTCAAACGGGCTATCGTCATCCCGTGCGTCATAGTGACTTCCAGCCTCATCCGACGAAAGATGGGTATCCATGGAAGAAACCGAAGAAATGTATGGGGCGCCTGGAACGTAGTTCAGGATCCAGTCATTTACCCATTCTGTATAGCTTTTATTTAAATCGGGCACTACAAGACCGATTCTATCCGCTAGTAAGCGTAACTTACCAACTTCTTCTTGGTAGACTACTCGCGGATAGTACGAGTAATCTCGGGCTGACGTTTCCAAGTTCAATGCAACTAACTCCATATCAGACAAAGCACCACCACCCATAATCACATGATTGCGACGATGGATTGAGGATTGGTCCAACATAGAAACATAATGGCCCCGTTCTTCATCGAATCGAGTTTTCCTTTTCAGGAAATCACTACTCCAGAAATCAACAAAGGGGGTCATTGAGTCACTCTTGTCAGCCATGGTAACTGTCATGCCAAAAGACTGGCAACAATCACGATGGACAATCATATTAAAATGACTATCTTCTCGCACGGTCCCAATGGAATCATCTCCATAGGTAACCAGTGCGACTTGTGATCGGAATGGTGGCAAAGTATAACAATGCTTCCCAAAGCAGTAGGACAGACGGATCGCGATAGAATTAACTATC